CCCTTAAATAAATTGTAATTGCTACATCGGATTTATCCTCTGGGCCCGTTGGCGATGTGGTAAATGTATGCCGTGCAAATTTAACAGCAAAGCGGATTCTTAAAGGTGCTTCGTCTGGCGTTGTGCCAGTTGGCACCCCTGTAAATGTTTTGGCAAAAAAAGTATCGGATTGGTTTGCGTATGTTCTGTATGCGGTAGCACCTAGCATTCGCTCCGTGTCAATTTGCACATACTTAGCAGCTGCCTGGTAGCTTAGTGATGGCTTGGCTATCCATTGCGGGCGCACGTCGTTACCAAGTTGCACAGCGTGCGTGTAGGTACCGGTTCCAATATATTGCAGCGTGTAATTAAACTGCCGATAGGCAACGGTAGAATCTAGGTACTCAGTTGCAGAAACAAGCCAATACTTTCCAATCTCTAGCATAAATCTAGCCTGCAGGATTTCGCAAACTTGTTCTAGCGCAGCCTTGCAATCCATCATGTTGCTCTCAGCATATTGGAAAGCAGAAATGTCGGTAGCTTTAATGTCTTTAAATTGGTCGTAATCGTCGACAAATGTATTTAGATCAACCTGCAAAAGGTCCAACCCTTTGCGTGTAGCATCCAAAGAAAACGGCGCAACAGCGTCCCTAAAATAATCTGTTTCAGTTCCCGCTACAACCCAATAATCTTTGAGCGCCAACTCATCCAAGCACCGACGAAATAACTGTGCTATAGTTATTTTGCCATCGGTAAACCACGAAGAGTCTACCTTGTAGCCGCTTAGCAATTCTAAACCATCCACAGCACCCAAAGAAATAACAGGCTTGGCTTCTATGGCTTCGCGTTGGAATGTCATTTGATCTGCAAGAACTCGGCCCACGTGCACCAAAGAATTATCTTGATAGATAAGCACAGCCCAAAATTGTTCCGAGGTTGTGGCTATGGCTTTGAACTCGCCCAGTACTGTGTTGGATGGCATTACCCAAAAAGATGTGGAGCGTGAAGGTCGGATGGCATTTTGATAGAATGTGTCGCCCTGGCCTTCGCGTTCTATTTCGTAGCCATTGCCTGCAAGTTTTAACTCTGTGCCACCTGCGCCCGACCCACTCGGTGCATCCCAAATTTCAACGCGATGCAGTTTGCCTGTCACGGAATAAAACGAACCAAAGTATTTTCTAGCCACGGCGTGCGTCTTTATTATATCTTTCTAAAACTATAGCCAAGTCTCGGCCCTGAATTGTAGTGCTTGCCACAAACCCACTGTTGTTATTTATGTTTAGCATCCCTTTCAATTTGTCAAGTGGTGCAATCACCTCAGGGTTAGAACTTGCGCCTGGGTATTCACCAACAAGCCCCAACGTCGGACCGCTAACAATACCACCCTCGGCAAAGGCTTTAACCTCTGGCCCTTGCTTTAACGAATTGCGCACAATGGTTGCGCCTGCAATCAAAGCAATACCAGCCGCCGCCGCCGCTGCTGGGTTTGTTAAAACTAATTTTTGGAAAGCTTGGGAAGCCAAAGCTGTAGCAACTAAAGCCTTACCCAAAGAATCCATGAAAGCAGCAATAGCGCCGAGCATGTTTTTACCGAAGTTTTTGCCCGCCTCTTTTTCGCCTGTTGCTAGATCACCAAGGAACTGACCAAACGACGCGGCTGCATCTGCTTGCAACGTAGCAAAAGCAGAGTTTAAAGCCTGCGTTGCTTTTTGTATATCTTGTGCCGCTTTGCTATAGCTTACTGGATTTATTTTTACGTCTAAATATACGGGCGTGTTTGCAGTGCCGGCTTGTAGATTTTTGGCCGTTAACTTCTTAGACTCTTCAATAATGGCCCGCTTTTTATCTTCGTGCTTTTGGTATTGTTTAATCCTAAATTCTTCGGCCTGCACTTCGCCGCTATGCTTGGCGTGTATTGCATCTATGGCATCGTCAAACTCTTTTTTTAATAATTCTTTTTTCTTTTCCCTGCGCTTTTCTGCGTTTTTAATTTGCGACTGAGTTGTAACTTCATCAATTTGATTTTGAATCGCAGCAATATCTCGCTCGTATTGCAAATAATCTGCTGTGCCTTTTTTAAAGGTTGACAACATTGCCATATAATTGGCTTTGCGCTTTTGTAAAAAATTAATTTCTACCTTAGCCAATTCAGCATCGCTGGCTCCTTTTAATTTAGCGGCATCTAATTCTTTTTTTAATAATTCATCAGAGATTTGCTGCCTTATTTCGCTAGTTTCTTTTGCACGTTTTGCGCTTTTTTCGTAGGCCTTTGTAAGATTGTCAACCTCTTCTGTGGCTTTTTTACTTTCCTTACTAACGCTAGAAATGGCAGCGGCAACCAATCCAATACCTATAATAATAGCACCCGCACCCGTAGCCAATAAAGCTATAGAATAAGCACGAGCGGCAACAGTTGCCTGCCCCATCACGTAAGACTGTATTCTAGTGGCTGCCGTTTGCACCCCAACCATAAAAGCACTTTCAGCTTGTAGAGCGTTTTGTATTGCTTGAACTCCATTAACCAACGCAATCGCACCTTGGAGCTGCGCCATTGTTTTCTCTAGGTCCTCAGACTTAATGCCGAGCATAGCAGTCGCACCCTCTACTGCACCAAAGGCCCCAGCAACCGCATTCACTCCACCTAGCACAGCATCTAGCCTTCTAGTGTCACTGGCAAAGTACCCAACCTCAGCCCGTGCATCGCCAATGCTGTCTTTAATTCTACCTGCTTGCTTTATTATTTCATTTGCAACCCCGGCAAACTCAGGACCCAAAGCCCTGGCCTCCATGGCTAGGTTTGTCAACTGCCGAACAGTTCCCGCCGTAGGGTTTTTGGTGGCAATAGACGAAAGCCTATCCTGTATGCTTTTGGCGGTTTCTGCGGCCGCCTCGCTCATTTTTTTGCCGCTCGATTGAACTACACTGACGGCATCGTTAAAACCTTTCTGCAGCTTTTCAATGTCTGCGCCGATTACTATGTTTAAAGACCTTGCCATTATCTAGTATAGTTAATTATAAAGTCCTGAGAAATTTGATAGATGCCAGCAAAGCCCGCTTCGTCGTCGGTTAATTGCACCTCGCTGTCAAATTCAATCGCTTGGCATTTAACTGTATTAAATATGGCCGGCAATGTTGCCGCCTCAAATGCAGCCCTCACCTTTTCCGCTACAGCTGTGGCGCTTGCAAACGTGGTGCCAAAACTATTAACCTGCACCCGGGCAAAATCTGTACGGCTGTGGCTTGTATTGGTGGGCGATGCAATAACGCTGACAAGGTTGTAACTGATTGCAGGGAATGCAGACTCTTGCGGGATTCGTAACGGGTTTATCCTTGTGCTAACTAACGCCGTGAGCGCTGAGTAATTGCTGAGGATGTTGTAGGCTATTTTAATGGGGGCGCTCATGCTATCGCGTCTGGTGTAAGTTTATCAAAGACATGCGAATATAACTTAACTGCCTCCTCTATACTAATATAGTCGCGCTCCTCCCATGGAAAAGTTAACAAGCGTTTCGGCTCGATGGGCTTTTTCAGGTGTGGTGCCATGGTTGTGGCAACGGCCCAGCGTGTAATTTCCCATTGATTGCGATAGGCTTGCGTCTGCGCCTCACGCATTCCCTCAAGTTTTAAGCGCCAATAACGCGGGGTGCATTTCCAAAATTGCGCCTCAGTCAAACCTAACTCCCCATAACTGATGCGCTCAACTTTACGCCAAGTTAACGGTGCGCTGTCGCCCTTGGCTTTTACTTTCCCTCGGGTTCGTCGGTTGCGAAAAAGTCTGTAACGGCTTGTGTAAAAGCGTCAAGTGCTGGCGATAGTTCGCTAAACTTTGTAATGGCTGCGCCTAGTTTTTGAACAGATGCAAATGGTGTCTTTTCGCCCTGGGCTTCGTAGCCCTCAACAATTCCGTAAAATGCGCAGGCTAGTGCAAAGTCCATAGATTTAGCCAGGTCCTTTTGCATGTTTAGATCTGCAAAGGATTCCATGCCTGCAAGCTGCATCACATTGCGCAGCGAATTCATGTTAAACAAAAGGGGGTGACTAGCACCCCCAATTTTAATTTCTGTGCTCATGGCACAAATATAAGATAAAAGTATTAAGGCGTGACAGTTCCAACAGTCAAAGCGCCAGTACCTTGCAATGTGCCAGTAAAAGTTGCTTTGTCGTTATTGGGGGCGCTCAAAGACAAGCTGCTAAAGAATGCTGAGCCAGTCATTTTTTGGTCGCCGCTGCTGTTGGTTGTCATTACAACAGTTACAGAAGTGCCCGCCAACAAGTCAGTTAAAAGGTCTTTGAATGATTGGCCTGTTGTAGATACAGACGCATCCTCTTCAAAGATACCTTCGACGTTCAACGTGTAGCCATACTCGCCCGCAATAAATTCCTTTGCGCCTGCGCTGTCCTTGTTGGTAACGTCGATCATGTCTTTTGAAATGTCGATGCTGTGAGATGTCGCGTTAGCGATTTTAGTCAATGTGCCGCTTACATCTTTGTAGATGCTTATAAGCGTGCCGTTTACTGGTCCAGTGATTGCCATGGTTATTTGTATATTAAGTTATTTTTTTTTGCTAGGTCGGCTAGGATTCCATCCACGCCTTTTAAAATTTCTTCAGTTACTGCGTTTGCGTTTTGATCTAATGCCGGGCGCATGAATGGATGAGCCGATTTACTAATTACCCCGGTATGACGGCCATTTTTTTGGAAACGCTCAGCGGTACCAAATTCAAACATAACACCCAAGTAAGCGTGGTAATATTCACGACGCAAACCAATAAGCGCTTTGTCTAAGTTGGTGCTGTCCTTGCTTGTTATAAATCCAATAGAATCCCGCAGGTCGCCCGTGTTAACGGGTGCCAAACTGCGGGCTGTATTAATAATGCGCTGGCTGCTTTGGCGAATAACTTTCTGCAGCTTAGGGGTTTTTATATTTTTACCCATAGCCTGCAAGGAATTTATTACCTCAGCCATTCCAGTTATATTAGTTTCAGCCATTACAGTGTAACCTCAGTTTGTAGTTTCAAATATAAATTGCGCTGTAGGTTGGCAATGTTAACAATGTTGTGCGCTATGCCATTTTCAACAACGCGATGCTTAACGCTTATGTCACCGTTATAACGCACTGTGTAATTAACGATTTGTTTGTGTTCGCGTCTGTCGGCGTTTACGTTTTCATTACCGCTTTCAGCTTCTACACGCTGCGCCCAGGCGGTTGCGTATTCGGTCCACGTTTGCAGTTTCTCCCCGGTGTTTGCGTCTGTTGTTTCGGTGTAACTTTGCAAGCTCACCAGTACATCCATTAACCCTGCATTCATTAGATCATGATTTGGATTTTGTACGGGTCCAAAAGGTAGTGGAAACCTAAAGACATTTCTGTTTGAATGGTTCCCGTTACAATCGCCTGTCTGTTATCGTAATACTGAGCCACCAACAAAAGGGCCGCGTGCTTAATAGTTGCCGGGAAAATCGTGTCGGGGTCAACCGATGCAGTTCCAACTGGGTTAAACCCTTCTGTGATTTCAACAATGTACTTAATTGTATCGTCAGTTATAGAGCTTGGCGCATCTTCAAAGAAGATATTGCGGCTGTAACTGCCCATCGGATCAGGGGAAACCAACCACGAGGCTGAATCGAATGCAGTAACGGCTTGTGAATCGTTTACATAGCTCACAGAAACCACAGATAAACAACGCGTGTTTAAGCGCAGATAATTACCGCTAGGTATGTTTGTACCATTGATGGGGTTTACCATCGCAGGAGAGCCTGTATACGCGTCAAAACCATACTTAGCAGTTCCTTTGCGTATAGAATACCCGAGGTAATTGCTGCAGGCTTCGATTGCCATAGAGATTAGCCCCGAAATATAGGTGTCATCCGATGACGATGTAACACGCAAATGGCTCTTAGCATCCGCTAAACTTAGGTAGTCGGTTGCAACATTTGCAAAGGCGGTATAACGGCGGCTAATAAACATTATTCTGCGTCTAGTTCGGTTTCAGGGTTCACTGGTTTTGCCTTCTTTTTGGTTGGCGTCAATACTGCAATCTCTTCAGCAACCCCGGCTTCAATTAAAAGCATGGCCTGCTTGGTTTCCAAAATTACTTCTTCGCCTACATTGTAAGACAAATTAAATTGGCCTGTAGGGTTTGCTGTAAATCTCACTTTCATATTGGCCCAGGGGCAGTGCAGTCAAGACCACCCCTAGCACTCGGAACTTTTACGCCCCCGAGCGGGCAGGATATTAGGCTACGATGTCTTTGCAGACAGCAAACGCAGTAGGTTGCAACAAGTTTACATCCATGTAAGCGTTCAAAACAACGTTGGTCAAGCCAGCAGTTGCGCCGCTATAAGGGTCAACTGTCAACTCCATACCACCACCAAAAGAGGCGATAGCCATTTTAGAGAAGTCTCCGAAGATCATGGCAGACAATGTGCTGCTAGAACCTTTAGACAAGTTAGAAGGCACCAAAGTAGAAGTGGCAACCTGGTAACCGTTCAAGTCCATACCACCTGCAGGCCAAATGAAGTTACCTTCAACACCTGAAGTTTGACGTGGGATAGTCTGCAAAGCAGCTTTTACCTTTGGGTTTGTCAAGTAAGCAACACCGTCACCGTTGGCGTTTTCTACGGCTTTCATCAAGTTAACAACGTCAGCCCATACTGGAGCGATACCGTTGGCGTTGGTAGCGTTTGAAGTTGCGCCACCTGCAAAAGTTACGTTAACGTTTGCGTTGGCAATGATACCGGTAGGCTCGTTAGATCCACCACCTTTGATAGCAGCAGTTTCCAAAGATTGAGCCATAGCATTTAACAACCAGTTACGAACATAAAGGTCAATAGAGTTGCTAGACTGGAGCAACAACTGATTTGAAACCTGGATATAAGCAGCCAAACGCTTAGGGCTAAATGTAACCTTAGAAAACGCAGGGCTCTTTTCAGTAGCAGATCCGTTTTCAGTATTCCAACCTGCAGAAGGTACAGTGCTAGCAGTAGGCATGTCCAAGTTACCAACCAATCCGCTCAACTGCTGAACACCCAAACCGCGCAATACAGTCTTAGGCAACAACACGTCAATGATAGAACCTACAGAAGTTTGAACGTTTACACCACCTTCGCTGCCGTTAGTGCCGCCAGTTACAGACATGTCACGTTTGAAAACTTGAGAAGGGATTTTAATAGAGTGAGCAGAAACGCTAACGCCTGAACGTTGGAACTCTTCAGCACCAATAGCAGAAAATTCACCTTCAACACCTTCGCGACGACCAGTCACGGCCAAGTCAATAGCACGCTTAAAGCTGTACTCTTTAGCCATTTCTGACTTTTCTTTTTCTTCGCTACGGCTAGCAGAATGTCCAGCGGCTTGGGCTGCAAGGTTTTGCAACTTTTCCAAGGTTTCAACCTCAGCTTTGATCGCACCCAAACGGGCTTCGATTTCGCTTAAACGGTTGGTTTCAGTGTCAGCCATAGAACGCGCCTCGCGCTCGATGGTTGTTTGCAAGGTAGACAATTCGCCGAGCAAACGTCCACGCTCTTCTTTTAGGGCTTTGATTTTATTCATGGTTTTAATTTTGTTTTATAAGTTTTCGTATCTAAGCAGCGCCAATTTCAAAACATCGGCAGCCGCTTGGCTTCTTTTGGCTTCTTCAATTTCACGCTCTTGATCACGCAAGGCAACAACGCTGCGAGCGTCGGCTTCGGTGTCAGCGTAAGCGGGATAAGTAACCGGGCTCACGTCGTACAGATCCTCGATCATTGTAATCGTGCGCTTGCCCATGCTTCCGTATTTGGTAGACTCGCTCCACTTCTGCTCCTTAATAGTAAAGGCAAAGCTGCTCTGCGTAATGTCGCCGCGCATAATGCTGCGCACTACTGACATATGCGTAGGGTTCTCGTAGTCTGGGACCCATGTATACTCTAGGTTTCCGTCGGCATTTACAAACACATTACAAGTGCCTGACAAAGTACGGCCTAGAATTAACTCGGCCTCATGGTTGAATAAACAGCGGATGTCGTATTCTTTGCTTAATGCGTTATCAAATGCCCCTTGCTCAATTACCTCTTCAAAATATCCGAGATCGGTAACTGAGTTAATAACGGCAGCAATACCGCCTATTACTTTTGGCATTCCTTCGCCTTCGGCTCTGGCTATAACGGTGCCCGTAAATGTGCGCCTTTCTTGTTTCATTAGATTACTTCGGTGTTATTGGTTCCCTCGGGGTTGTTGTTCTTGTCGGCTGTGCTCATTAGCTGCGCTATCTTGGCATCCATGTAAGCGTTAATTTGACTGCTTGGCATTAGGTTTGATTCGATTAGGTACTCGTCGCCTCCATCAAATCCGTTTGCATCTTCAAACATCCGGGCCTCGTTTCTAGAGAGCCAACCGCCGCGGATGCCTTTGTTGTAATAATCTGCTCGCTCGTTGGCGGATGCTCTAAGCAGCGAATTAAAGTTAAATTTAAAGTAATAAGTTAGTTTGTCGTTTTCTGTTAACAGCTTGCGGGCCAATTCCTGCTCAATGTTAATGGCATAAGATGCCAAAGTGCGAGCGTAAAAGTCCTGGTATTCCTGCTCAACGCTAGACTTGATGCCGTCTTTTGCGCCAATCATAGAAGCGGGCACCCCGAAAATACGGGCGATTTCTTCTGCAGAAAATTTACGAGTTTCTAAATACTGCGCCTCTTCAGGTGACAGGCTTAGCTTTTCCATCTTGATGCCGTTAGGCAAAACAGTGGAACGGCTTGCCCCATCTATCACATCGTCAAGTGATTTCTTTAATGGGGTTGCTTGCTCAGGCTTAATCTGCGCGTCGGATGTTAACAAGAATTTCAAAACGCCGTTTTTATAAACGCCAGCGCTTTGGCTAATTGCTGCTAGATCTATGCCCAAGGTTTCGGCGTGCACCACGATAGGCGACAAACCGACCAGGGGATTATCCCCGCAAAGACCTTTAAAGTGCAACATGTCGGAAGCGGGCACCATGCCCGGGATTCCTTTTTGATTCACCTTGTAGAACAGTTGCCCGTCCTGCATCACTGGTGTAACGTAATCAGGCGCAATCGGGTGCAACTCGATGCCAAGGTAGCGAGCATCCCGGTTAATGAATGCGTAAGCGTTACCCTTTAGCGCCAAGTGACTCACCATGTATTTGGTAAAATCGTATTTGGTTTGATAGGCGTTAGGCTCGTTAACCAATGCAGTGGCGTAGTGAACCACGACCTGCTCGCGGTTAGTGCCGTCGTCTTTGTAGAGCTTTAGAGAAAGCCCCGCAATACCGTCTGCAATAACTCTAACGCACGCGTGCACTGACGCGATAGATAAAGCCGTGCGATCGTTAACAGCTTGGCCGCTTTTTGTTTGATATCCAAAAACATTTTGTAACGTATTAATAAGCCAATCGGTTGGCTGCGATAGACTAGATCGCTTTTCCTTACGTGGCTGCCAGAATCTTAAATTCATCGGGTGCAAATTACAACTAGGTTAAATTTTATGTGTTAACAAATCTTATTTATTCCGTCCTTGGCTTAGCCATCTAGAAAGTGCTGCCCGAAATACATCATAGTTTTTATAGCGCCTCACGCCAAACTTGCCAAAATACTTTTCCTCAGTTGCGTTGTAGGCATCCTCGTAGGTCCGATATTTCGGGAGGTTGTTGTAATAAACTTGCATGTAATCGTCTAGAAATTTCATAAGCTAACAAACCAAAAATCTGTATTTTTTTCTTTGGCAGCATCTTGCATGGCCGTGCCTATTGCCATAACCAACGAAACAGGGCCATCGACTTTATCGCCGCTCTTTGCTTTGTTGATCTTAATGTTTCCCGCAGGGTCCTGCATAAGCAGAATGTTGCCCATCATCCAACGCGTCACCGGGTTGCCTGCGTGGCGTAGCATGTTATCTTTTACGAGCCGCTCCATTTCTTTGGTGGGTGCCGACATGCTAACGAAGCCCTGGCCAAAGGGAAACATGGCAAGTCCTTCGTTTTGCAATTCGATTACAAGCTGCGACGCATTGAATCGGTCAAACGCAATGTCTTTAATATCGTAACGCTGCGCTAGTTGAATGATGCGGGCTTTGATAAAAGCATAATCTGTAACGTTACCCTCGGTTAATTCTATAAAGCCATCGGCTGCCCATTGGCGAATCGATGCCCCGGCTGCGTCCTTGCGTTTGTATGCACTTTCAGCAGGAAGCCAATACCATGTGCGCACTGCGTTAAGGCTTGGGAAAAAAAGCGAAAAAGCGCAAAAGTCTCCGGTGCTTGCTAAGTCTAAACCGCCGTAGCAAAGCTCGCCCTCTAGATCGTCGTCGCCGTCGCATAGTTTCCACAGGCTGTCACTTATCCATGTCTGTGCCGTGTCGGTCCAAACGTTTAATAACTTGGTTTTAAACTCAACCTCTTTATGCACAAACTCTTTGGCTTCTGTTAGGGCTTGCTCTAATTGGCGAGGGTAAACTGAAATCCCCCAGTTAGGATTTGCTTTGGCCCAAACTGCCGGGTCGGTCCAATCGTCGCCTTCATCCAGTGTATAGATCACAGAAAAAAGCGCATCGTCTTTAATCGCCCCGCTTAAAACATTGGCACAATACTGCCGATGCTTATAGCACGGCGCTTCACGATTAAAGCCCGCTGTGGTAATTGTGAACAGCAACGGCTGACGGCGTGCGCCCATCGAGTTGCGGATAACGTTATAAAGTTCGTCGTTAGGGTGCGCGTGGTATTCATCGATGCAGCAAAAGTGCGCGTTAAGTCCGTCCTGTTTGCCCGGGTTCCATTCCAAAGGTTTGTAAATGCTTTGCCCATACAGGATGCGGCGGTTATTAACAGAGTTGTTAACAGTCAGTGCTTCATTTAGCCAGGGCAGATTTTGACAAACCCTTACAGATTCACCGAACACCATCATAGCCTGATCTAACTTTGTGGCTGCGCTGTAAACCTGAGCCGCTGGCTCGTCATCCGCAATGAGGCCGTAAAGCATAACGGCGCTGCTGAATGTAGACTTTCCGTTTTTGCGTGGAACCTCAACGTAAGCCCGGGTGAAACGACGGCTGCCATCCGCATTGAGAAACCCAAACAAATTCCAAACAATAAACGCCTGCCACCCTTCTAGCATAAAAGGTTTGCCAGCGTAATCGCCAGTCGTGTGTTCTAGGTTCTGTATAAACTGAACGGCGTGCTCAGCCAAATCTTCGTTAAATGGCCAGTGTCCTCGGTCGTTTTCATAACGAGCCACAGCGTTGCGCACGTGCTCGCAAGCAACAATGCGCCCGCTACCTATCCCGTCGATATAGTCGGCGACTATTTGCACTGTTGAAAATAGGCCAACGCCTCAAAGGCAAGTTTTTCGTTTCGGTAGTAGAAAGCATCGCCCGGCTTTCCGAACTTGTCGCAAACGCTTCCGTTAAGGTAGACGGCAAATTGTTGATCGCTTTTGCGCACTTGGTAAATAACAGGCTCAACGATTTTAACGCTAGCCGTTTCAAAGGCTTTTGTGTTGACGGCCTTTGTAATTGTCTTTTTAGTTGTCATGCTGTCTTTGGTTTTTTTAATAGATCTAATTTAGTTGCAGTCTTTGGAGCTGCTGCGCTAATTCGACTGCGTGCGCTTGGCGTGATTCCGAAAAGCTGCGCGATTTGTGTGGCTTGCTTTAAGCTTTGCCCTTGGATATGGTACCAGGGATTTGCAACTTTGTCGCCGTGGCGGCTCAAAATTACAACGCCCTCCTTTTTAAGTTTCTCAGTGGCCAAATAATACTGGCGCAACAAGGTGCAATAGCCGTGCAATAGCTCTAAGTCACAACCGGCAAGTAAACCATTGCGCTGCAGTTCGCGGCAAACCGTTGCCCAAATTTCTGCCGTCTCCCCATCGAAGCCATCAGGCGCCATCGGGATTTGGTCCAACGGTAAAACTTTCATTTCATTCTCAACCAGCCAGCGCTTGTCCTCAGTTCCCTGAAGTTTTTTAATTTCGGTCGGTTTTTTTGGTCTCCCCCTCATTTTAATATGCTATTTAGTACAAATATACAAGT